TAAATCCAGTTAAAGCAACAACAATTGTTCTTCTACAAGCAACGTGATAAGTAGCCCAGTTTGCCGCGTCAGTAACTAATTGGTTTCCAGTCCATGCGTAAGGATATAATGCTTGTGTTGCAGTAGTAAAACTTCCTTTTGAATAGTCATATAAACCATCATTAGCTTCTTGTGGTGCATTTCCAGCGTAAAAATCGTCATATAATGATGATGAATTTGCTGAGAATGAAGCTCCTGGAGTTTGTTGGTATCCGTCAGCTGCGGTAGTACCTTCATTTTGAGGTGCTCCGTAAGGTGAAAATTGTACTCCTGTTGCAGCGTAAGCTGCGATTTTAGGTACAAAGTAAAATAACTTACCAATTGGTAAATTCATAGCTTGTACAGAAACGATGTCGTTTGCTAATAATTTAGAGAATACTCTCCTAATTATTGGAAAAACAACTGTTTCGAATGAACCTGAATCAGCAGCTGTAGTAGCTTCGTTGATTAGGTGTGTTGCTTGGTTTTCATATAGCTGAGCTATATTCTCTTTGATGTGTCCCTTAAGACCATCTAGGAATCCAAGTTTATTCCATTTGTTTAAGGTATCTTCTTTGATAACTTTAAGGTGTTTTAACCCGATGTTACCAACCATACCTGATTCTAATAGTGCTCCCATAGTTTGTTTAATTTTTTATTTAAGCGTTTATTTTATAGTTTAGACATTAAGTCTTTCATTCTACTAAATTGTGGGTTTTCGTAAACTTTTGATTCCAATAGTCTACCTCCACCACTAGTAGGTGATTTAGTAATTTTATTCTCCACCGACTCAGCAATTGTTTTTGTAGGGTTAACTACTTCCCGAGTTAGTTCTTCTTTGATTACCTTATACAAACTTTTAGAACCCTTCAATGTATTAACTCCATCGAAACGTCTTAAAACTTTGATTTTTTCCTGCTTGGTAGTTGAATGTTCTGTAAATAGTCGTGTTACGTAAGCTAAATTTGAATTAAACACTCCTACTTCATTCAGTTTATCTTTAAAAGTTGTTAAAGCTTTTCTATAGTCAGAATTTTTAACTTTTAAAGTTTCTACCTCTTCTTTAAGAAGATTGTAGGACTTTCTTACACGACTTTCACCTAGATTACGATTTGGCGTAATAGCTTTTCTAATACCAGAAGGTTTATGTTTACCACCAGACTCTCTTCCCAACCCTAAAGTTCTTGAAGCTTCTGTTGTATCATATTTTCTAGTACCTCTTGCCATTCTAGCTCTGGTTTTTAAAGACATTTTATCGTCTTCATGACCGTGTTCTCCACCTAACATATCAGCTTCTCTATCCAAGTAACCCTGGTTAGAGTGGCCTTTATGGTTTTTGAGTCCATAGTCACCTTCTTCCATTTCGTGTTCACCTTCTCCCATTTCATCTTCAGGACCTAAATCCATATCAGACTCTTCCCCCATTCTTTGTTTATTAATATCCGAATCTACACCGACTACTTCTGAATCACTACCGTCAAAGTCATCTCTGTCTTCGTGGTCCTCTTCTTCATAATCTTCAGACAATTCAATTTCATAAACAACTTCATCCTCAGTTTCATCCATATAACCTTCTTCGGTTTCATGGTGCATTTCATCCATGTCCATTTCGTCCATGTCTTTCATTTCAGAAACTTCTTTGGTTTCATTTGCTGATTTTTTCATCGTTTTTGATTTTTTTTCTTCGTCTAATTTAATGATGTACTCAGTGTTATTAGTAGTATCGGTTAACGCAATTTCCTCATCATCTTTCTGGATAATGATTCCATCTTGGTCTCCCATTGCTTTAAATACTTTTAACACTTCTTCATCGGATGCTAATGTTAAGTCTAGAGGTGGCAGTTCAGGCAACTCTAAGTCGTCTGTCTCGTCCTCAATATCAAGTTCCATACTATCTAACATATCCAAATCCATTTCAGGTTCACCACCCTCCATTTCATCAACATCGATAATATCAACTTCTTCTTCTTCTTGCTCCTTAAGGTAATCGTCTTCGTTTAACGATTCTTTTACTAATTCTTGAATTTCTTCCTTCATGGTCGAAGAAAGTATTTCTTTTGCATTAGACTTCATAGTTTCTTCCAACTGTTCCGCCTCGAGCAACGCTTTTTCTAAAATTGATTCACTCACGTTTTTTTTATTTTTTTTTTAAAAAGTTTATTATAAAAACCCACACGCACAGTGCGGTTTTATAATAAATATATTGCTATTGCAAAAAAACCTAATTTAATTGACTTTAGTTATTGTTTTATCTGTTTAAGAAATTATCTAGCTTAGACATCATAGATAAGGATTGGTTGAGTTTTTCTTCTGGAGCTCTAGACGATTCTACCATTTCACTAGTTTCGTCAACACTGTCTGGTGTCTCTGTTTCTTGAAATAGGTATGAGCCTGGAGTTGACGGTGAGGATACTAAGTCAAAACATATTAATTCGAAGTCTTCTTGAACTTTATTATAATCTCCACTTTTTGTTAGTGAACCAACACCCCTAGATGATATTCCCAAAGTAACACCTTGTCTTAATAAATTAGCTGCTTGGTCTCCCACACATGAAATAATACCTTCTTTAATATAACCTGGTGAAGTAAGTAATTTAAGTTTACCTATTAACCTATTGCCATCCCACCAAGTTTCTGTGATTATATGAGAAGCTCTATCTAAATCTATTAAGGATGATTCTGGGTGATTAAGTTCTGAAATAGCACCACCTTTCTTTATAACTTCCTGATATCTTTCATTTTCTCTCCTTAATATTTTTTCTGGGTATATTCTACCGTTACGGTTTGGAGTGTCATATTTTTGTAAAATAGCTAGCATATAGATTTCACCATCAAAATCATTATCTTTCATTTCTGAAATAATAGCTTTATTTTCATCTGGTGAAATATAACCGTCATGTTCTACTAAAATACCATGACCACTTTCTTTAGCTTCTAAAACTCTCATAAATTACTTTTATTATAAATATGAGACGAAATAAAAAAACCTTGGATTTATGTTACTCCAAGCTATTTTTTAGAACTATGAAATTTAAATGTTTTAGATGTTAGAAAAGAGTCTTCTATAATTTTATTAGTTATTTCGTGAATTGGTTCTGATAATTTTATAGATTTCATATCTATTTTTTGTTTTGGTTGTAGAAATAAAGTTATTTCACACCTAATAAAACTTCTTTTACCCTTCCTTATACCACTAGCTCTTAAATCCAAATCTATGATTGAGATGTTTTTAAACATAGAAGTTTGTAGATTACCATGTACCGTATTCTTTATTCTATTTTTAAATTTTTTAACTCTTCTATCCCAATTATCATGGTCTTCGTTGGGTTCTGCCCACGTAGATAAATTTATAAATAATGATTTGAGTGATGTGACATCTACGGTTCCGTAAGATGTCCTAAATAATTCTGAAATTTTTGTTTTTACTTCCCTTCCTTGTTTTACCATATTAAATATTTTCTATACTAAAAGATAAAAAATATAGGAAGTTACTTCAAGTCCTCTAATAAGCCCCTAACCCTAATATAAGATTTTTTACTACTTTTTAGTGAGGTAATTTCGTTTTTTACTTGTACTAATTTACCTGAAAGAGATTCTTCCTCTGATTCTGAAATTAATGAGTTGATTTTGGTTAGGGAAATTTCTTTCACAATATTAAATTCTGTTTGTAGGGTATCCTCTGTCATTAGTAGAGTGTTTTTAAGGATTTCTTGTTCACTTTCTGAAAGTTGTTTACCATAAACCTCACTATAATTTTTACTTAGTACGTGTGAAAGTATTTTAGGGTTGGTGATTTTACCCACTGGCTTTTTTCTTTCAGATACTAAATGGTTTGCTAATTTTTGTTTTGACTCCGTAACCACCCCTAGTTTAGTTACGTCTTGATTGAATACCACATTGTCTATATTTTCATATATGGTGTTTTGTCTTTCTTCACACAGTTCCTTCCTATCCCCTATTATTTTGTCTAGGATTGGTTTTACTTTTTTTAACCCGTCTTTCCTATCTTTCATGTAGTTAAACGCTTCATTAAGGTATAGTGTAGTTTCTTCTTTATCTGTTAATGTTTTAGTTTCTATATCGTTATATAACGTAAAAAACTCTCTAAGTACTTTAGAGTACTTCATAGCTCCCATTATAACGGATAAGTTTTTTTTAAATTCCTTACTGTCTTTAAAGGAGTTTTCTAGTATAGAATCTATATTGTTTTTGTAGTGTGAGAAATTTTTCATAAAGTTACTTTTATAATAAATATACTTAATCCTCTAATAGTGAGTCAACTTCCTCATTAATGCTATCAATATTCTTTTTTGTTTTATTAAATAGCTCCTCTAACCCGTCTTTAAATAACCCTTTACCTTCTAAAATTAGTGGTAAGTCATTTTGTATGTTAAAGCTCTCCGCAGCGGATACAGGCTCGGTAACTTCGTCCCCAGCTCCAGGTGCTTCTGTTTCTGAATCACCCATATCAAAGTTAGAATCTTCTTCACTACCCATATCTAATCCAGGTTCATCATCAGCGTTAGTATCGGTACCTTCTGGTGTTGGTGGTTCCCCATATAACTTATCTATTGTATTAAATAATCCAGTCTTTTTAATAACTTCAGGTGTTAGTTCTAGTTCTTTGGCTACCGCTTTTTCAAAACGTTGTTGTTGTAAATCCAACTTAATTTCTTCGTCACTCATACCTAGTATAAATTTCTTAGCCCAGGTAGCTGATACTGGTGCTATCCCACTTCCTGGGTCACCAACAGCATCTTTATATAATGTTATTTTAGTTTGCCATTGTTCTAACTTTAATAACTCTGACTGTGTAGATGGGTTTGTTAACCCTAAAGAAAAGTTTTCTAATTCGTCTTCAAAACCTAAAACATATAAATGTATTATAGCTATTTTATTTAGTTCTTGTATGATAGCTTTTTGTATTCTGTTTATTGTTCTAGCAAATCTAATATCTAGCAAGGCAAGATTTTTACCTTCACCAACAACTTCCTCAAAACCTAAAAAAGCTTTAGGTACTCTTAAAGAAGCTAATAACTTCTTTTGTATATACTCAATATCCGCTATTTCACTTAAATTAGTAGCTCCAGGTAAGGTTTCTATTGGACTTGGGGCAGCTTGGTCTCTAACCGGTATAAAATAATCTTGGTCCACCGCCATCTGATTCATTCTTAAATCTACATTCCCATTTTGTGGGTCCACAACTGGGTCCCTTTTAAATTTGTTAGCTACTTTTTGTATGTAAGCTTCAACATCTTTATCATCCATATTACCCACAAAAACTTTAAAAACTCTTCTTTCTGGAGCCCTGGACGTTCTATATACCAACATAGCGTCTTCAGCTAAAAGTAATTGTTTCCATATTCTTCTAGCTTTTTCTAACATAGAAGTACCATATGGTAATCTTCTATCGTCACCCAAAAGTCTAAAGTGAGCTATTTCCCAAGAATTGAATGTTAAATCTTTTTCTCTCCATTTAAACTCTACCTGGTGTGCTTTACCGTCACTATTATCTAGTTGGTTTAGGTAACTGTGACCCTCAGTTCTCTCTATTTCGATGTTAGGTAATTGGTTACATCCTATGACACCTTTTTCAGGGTCAATTTTTAAATAAACAAAATTATCACCATACTTACAAGCATTACGAATCCACATAATTAAATTCGTATCAACATCTAGTATGTTATTAAATAAGTCACCCAAAATAGATTTTATCCTAGTAGACTCCGACTGTATAGATAATATATAACCTTTTTCTGACGGAGTAGTAGACTCTTCAGCGTAGATATCCAAAGCTGCTGATATTTCAGGTGTAAATTCCATAGATTCGTAATCATAATACGAAGCTAACCTTGTTGGTTCGTAATATATGGATTTGGTGTACAGTTCATTATCTATTTTTTGCCATTGACTGGATAGATACATTGACTGTTGCATTTGTAACTTCTTTTCCTCGTAATCTTTTTTAGAGTCGGTTTTTAGTATCTCTTGTGACCCTAACTTAAATTTTTGATAAGTTGGTTCTTGAGCTGTGGGTCCAGCTGGTCCAAATAACTTTCCTAGTCTTTGGTATATTGTTAAGTTTTCTGCCATAGTGTTTAATAATACTGATTATTTTATAAATAGTAAATCATTTACTATCGGACTTTCCCGAATAGCCAAGCGTTTTGTCTATATTGTTCTTTAATGTCTGAGGTTGTATTACCAGGTAACCCAAACATAGGTTTATTCTGTTGAGGTTTTCTGTGGTCGGGTTCCGTATCACCAACATCACTACTGGTAGTCCAACTATCTAACATAGCCTTTGTCATACTATCAGCTTTATGTAAATTAGAAAAAGAATGTTCACCAACATATAAAGCCATGGATAAAGCCATGATTAAATCGTCATGTTTACCTTTCATGTGGTCAGGTCTTCCGTTTATATAAACAAAAGTACTCATTTCATTTAATAATCTTTTAGACCGTACTATAAATTTATGCCTTAAAGCTTCTTCAAATGCTGATATTATCTGTACCCTCTTATTATTAAACGCTAAACCTGGGATTTTATTTATAGAGTTAGGGTTATATTTCCACTTATCAGCTGTGTTAACACCCTCCACATACAAATCTTTATAACCCAATTCTTGTAACTTACGAGAAGTTGCGACACCCATACCACCAGTTATATCAGTAACTACGTATGCGTTATACATTCCACCCCATTTATATATTATATCTGCAGCTAAGTCAGGTGGTATTTTTCCCAAATACTCAGCTACTTGTGTTCTTTCGTCGAAATCTATAATGACAATAGAAGTAAAATCTTCCGAGTCACCTCTACTAACATCACACCCTAAAATATATCTATGACCTTCTATTGGTTTTTCCCATATCCACATTTGGTTACCTACGAACATTTCTTCAGGGTCTCTAACAT